CACGAGCATGCGGGTAATTTGCTTGGAGTAGTTGCATATAGACCAAAACCAAGAATAGCCAAAGCAGAAAATAACAACACCACAGCAATAATTTCTCCCATGTCAGGCATTGAACATCTCCGTGATTACACCAACAAAGATGTTCATATCAATGGCATAGAAACCTGATGAGGAGACTGCATTGGTTTCAATGATCTTCAGACCATCAGGGGTATCCGCAATATCAAGAGTGAACAACCTACGTGGGTTCCATTCTCGAACACACTCGTTGGCATAATCGATAATACGTTGACCAACATCAGAAGAATAAGCAACAGTCTGACCAGTCTTGTAACGCGATCCTGTGATATATCGTCCATCAGCAATGATGCATCGATATTCGGCCCAAATGGCCTTCAAGGGTGCAATCATCACTTCCGTTTCTGGTGGTAGAGTAGTGTATCCACTGATGGACATTAGATCGTTGCGCCAACCTTCGAATTCAACATGATTCATAATAGTTCCTGCAAAAGCCTTACTATCTTCATCGGGGCGAATGAAGAACTCACCAACGGGAGCAACAATTGAACCCAAAGGTCCAAATACAGCATCATTATTCAGACAATGGTTCCCCCAATGTTGGATATTTTCGGCCAATCCGGGAGAATCGATATACCCGGGGTTCCACCCATGATTTTCCGAAACAAGCTTCATTGAAGTTGTCCCAGTGACGAATACTGATCCCTCAATATTCAATCGAATTGGTTTATGATTACCGTCTTGGTCCAGATCATCTTCCATAGCGATAAGATAGTCAACAAATGGTGGCTTACGAACGAGTGTATAGGGAACTTGTTGTTTATCAAGTTGTTCGATCAAAGCGTAATAACCGCCCTCTCGCTTAAGATTAGTATTTACGATCCAATGCGTCATGTTGCTACCTTTGCTTCAAATGTCGAATATACTGTTAGGAAAAGAATCATATCAGAACGATGTTCAAAAAGAATATGAGCATCGTTCATTACCCAGAATCCCTCTATATTGGCGTTTAGCCAATTGGTGATTTTGTGGGGATATACTGGGGCTGTTGGAATATCTGTTCCTCTCACCTCTGTAGTAAATACAACACGATTGCTATAGAAAATCAAGAGCTTTTCTATAGGTAACTTGTTCATCACATCAATTGGTAGACGCTTTGTGTGTTTGCATTTAAATTCTTTATCAGCCACGGTAAAAATCGGCCCAAATGTTCAGCCCAATACAGAGAACGAACACGATTCCCCAGAACTTACTCGAAATGGGAACTGTTTGGTCAACCTCATCCATCATACTGGCGTTCATTTTTTTATCCATCTGATGGGTCCAGATACAAACCAATGCAGATATCACGAGGGTGCCGTATACCCACGAGATTGGTATAATTCCCATAATTGCAAACAGCTTAACGATTACGAATAGTAAGGGAGCGATGAATACGTAGTGTTCCCAATACGGGCCAATTCTACCATCTCTTTGAATAATGTGTTCTTTCATAGCCCGTGATTATCATCAATATTCGAATGTGTCAATAAATACTCCATGCTGATAAGTGAAATAACTCTCTACCACGGGACGCCCCACAATTTTGATAATTTTTCCACCGATCATGTTGGTAAAGGAGAAGGTTTTCAAGCATTCGGATGGGGGTTATATTTCGCATCAGTAAGAGCAGTAGCGGAATGGTATAGGGCGAAATTATCACCCAGACCTTTTGTAAAATATGATAATGAAATATATGATATCCGAGATAAAATGTTTGGGGAAGACAAATACGCAATAGCAAGAGATCGTGGATCATTACTATCCCAAGATGTTGCTATTGATACTAAACTGAATATCCCAGATGAATTATTAGACACCTTTGCTGCATGGGGACATGATCTTATAGAATATATAATCTCTACGATGTTACAGAATAGAAGTAAGGTAGAGGATATTGCCAATTCTTTCAAACCACAGCATATCTATGATGATGAATTAGAGCATTATGAGAAGATGCGCGCTATTGTTGTTAAACAATGTAACGAAATCGAACGTGTATATCCAGAAAAATCAGGTTTTGTCTATGAGGTTGATGTTCCTGAAGAATTGTTTCTTCACTGGGACAAAACCTTATCACAACAAAGTCCCGAAGTTGCTAAACTGTTATCTGATTATCCAAGGTATTACAAAGGTCAGGACATTTATAATAGGCTCGCTACGGATTTGGGAAATCAAAAGGCCGCTTCCATGGAACTACTCAAGAGGGGAATTAAAGGATTGGTATTTTTCGATATGCAATCTCGGGGCAATAATGAGAAGCAGACGTTGAATTATGTCCTGTTCAGTTCCAATTCGGTAAACATCCGAAGGGTGTATTAAAATTCTTTAATGACACCCAACACGGAAGCTTGTGAAAATCTCGCTACAGTATCTTCGTTCCAACTATTTGAGGGATAGTTATCAAAGATATGATCCCGAGTCTTAGTCCCCACGAAATAATAACGTGAAGAGACATAAACGCTCTGGCCATTCACAAGCATGATCTTCCATTTATGCATTACTCAAAATCCTATTGATTTTCTATGGTTGGGCTTGAGTTCACATTCACGCTCAATCATTTGGTAGATTTCTTCACCATCACGAATGCCCAATACCTTTACTTGTTTTTCCACACAAGCGATATCCCCGGGCGTGATGATATCGTTACGCAAAATTCGCATAGGAGCGTCTACGCCATAATAGGCATTGAACAAACGAGCAGCTTGATCCCCCTTGAGGAAATTGAACTTAACCTTGAAGGTGAATCTACGAAGTGCGGCTGGATCGAGATTATCCATCAGATTGGTAGTAATTACGAAGGGTTCGGGGTGTTTTTCCATCTGGGACAAGATTTCATTCACTTGAGAGATTTCCCATGAAGCTTTTGCATTTTCTCTATTCTGGAAAAAACTGTCGCCCTCGTCAATGATCAACATGGCTTTTTCGAGACGAGCTTCTTCAAACGCAGCAGCGATGTTTTGTTCAGTCACACCCAACCAGCATGATACCAGATCACTTGCGCGTTTGAACACCACATCTTTGCCCATTTGGCGAGCAAGATAACGGGCATATTCAGACTTACCCGTTCCGGGTGGCCCATACAGACAGAGTGCGAACGCTGAAGTATCCGTGGAGATAATCCTATTAGTGAACCCCTGCATATCAATATCAGCGTTGATACACTTGACATCATAGTGATCCACAATAGCGGGCTTAGAGTTGAACTTACGTTCGGCACCATAATTCACCAACGTATCAAGACTCTTGACGATATGATCGATGTCTTCAAACGTCCCTTTGATCTTCGCCATACGGGTTGCGTTTTTGATCAATGCAGGAGAAATATCGTAATGATCCAGATCAGCAATGTCCGTGTAATCAATTTCATATTCACTGGCATACTTGGACCAAATCCGTCTGCGCGCCAATTTATCAGGAGTCTTACAATGGATATTGTATGTCATTCTCCGTAACACTGGTGAACCCACTGCGGTAAGAGAATTTGTAGTCCAGATGATAGGAATTGGGGTGGTTTCAATAATGCGGTTAATGAATGCCTTGGAAAAAGTCGCATTGGCATCAGTTTTAAACAAGTCTTCAATCTCGTCAAACAAAAGAATAGTCTTGTCACTATTTGCGAAAAGCTTCATCGCAATCTTGAGATTACCCAAGCGATCTGCGCGGGATTTTTCTTGAGTATCAATATCAGAGATATCACCAATCACTTTCAAGTCCCAGCCATTTTCCTTAGCCAAAGTGATTGCCAACTCGGTCTTACCCGTCCCTGCTGGTCCCCACAGCATAACATTTGTTCCACGGGTTTTATTACCAAGTCCATCCCGCAAAACATCAACCACGCGTGACACATCATTAGTGATATGTGGATAGTCTTCCAATGTCAGGGTTGAACTGACATTGTTAGGGAACAGGATAGTATCAACCTGCTCAAAGGTGATATCAGTGGTTTCGAAGATTTTTTCGTAGTTAGGAGAGATCGAAAACGAGCCTTCGGGATATTTCGAAGGAATAACAAAGCCAGATTTCACCAGAAAACCATCAAGGATATTCTCAGCATCACGCAAAGGGATATTGAGAATTGACGCTATCAATAATGGTTTCTGTGAAAAACCATGAATGATTCGCGTCATGGACGAATCAAATGGATAATCAAGATCGACCATGTGCGCGCAATATTGCAAGAAGGTGGTTTCATTTTCGTCCAGTTCCAACAATTCTGCAATTGTCCGAACGGTGGGGTCAATTGGGAAATCATCATCCAGTTCGGGACAAAGATTGACCATAGGCTGAACGATCATTCGTTCAATTGTATCAATGTTGATAAATTTGGAATAAATGGGAAAAGATACGGATGTTTCGTATTCTGCTCGATGCGCTTCATCCATTTTAGAAATAGCATCGCGCCATCCAACCTGTTGTTCAATATCATGAAGAGGGAAGCGGCTTTCTACCAAAGTCTTCATAAGATTGTCATCAGAGAAGTTCCCCTTCCACGTCATCAAAGCATTGATAGCAATCTTGGTGTAGAAGATATTCTTATTGTATTGAGACATTGTAATCCTTAGTCAAAGTCAAGATGGCGAAATAATGGTCTTGTAAAATTACGTTCTTCCACCACGGTAGTTAGTTTCATCAACGGAAGACGGTCATCTATACCTTGGATGAAAGTTGATATAAAGGGTATAACAGAATGTTCTTCATGAAGCAAGCTATCAATGGTGGCGATCATAAAATAACGTTCGGCACATACCGCAAGAGCGGCATAGTATTCATCAATTTTTTCGGGTGGCATGTAATTCTTTCATAACACAATCAGTAACCATCCATGAATATTCTTCATCAAGATCGGTAAGCTGTTTGACTGCACTTGATGATACATGCAAATACTCTTGTTTGCAAATAAAATATGTAATCGGAACACCCGGGAGTGTCTTGGCTACCATCCCATTGATGAGAAACTCATCGTTGAAATCACTCATCTGACGCAATCCACGAACAATCGCAGTAGCGTTGGTATCGCGGGCTGCTTGCATCATCGATCCAGTATAGCACAAGACATTGATCTGGGAGCTATCCAACCCAATTTCTCGGACAGACTGTTCTATGAGGGATAGGCGAGTTTCAATACTAAAACGAGCCGTATCTTTTTTGGTAGGATTGATACCAACAGCGATATAGACCTTATCAAAAACTTCAAGAGCTTGTGATACAATATCGAGGTGTCCAAGGGTGATGGGGTCAAATGATCCCACGTAGAGGCCAGTTTTCATAAGGTATGTATATCCGAAAATATTATACACGACAATATAAATTATCTTTAGCAGCTTCGCATATTTGATTAATATGCGTGATCGTGTCGTGCCTTGCTCGGATGGCTAACAAAATTTCATTTGATAAATATCCACATGGATAACAAACTACTCGCAGACCGTCTCAAACAACTCTTAGGATCGATGTTCGGTCTATATTTCAATACTCATGCGGCCCATTGGAATATTGAGGGAATCAATTTTTCCGAGTTGCACAAGATGCTTGGTGAACAATACGAAGCTATTTGGGAATCCATTGATGGGATCGCTGAGCAGATCAGACAAATTGACGCATATGCTCCCCAAACACTCGCAAGAATGCTTGAACTCAATACCATATCGGCTCTTCCCCCCGTTCCGTATGATTACAAAGAAGTGCTGTCTTCTCTTCAACAGGGAAATGAAGTCGTCATATCGTTATTAAATTCCGCCAATGAATTGGCAGTTGAGATGGGTAAGCAGGGACTTTCTAATTATCTGTGCGGACTGTTGGAAAACCACTCGAAATATCGTTGGTTCCTGCGGGTATCTGCGAAATAATTACGCGATAAAGGTATTTGACCTATCCACCACTATTGGTGATCCATCAGGATAGGTGATTTCAATATTATGTATTGGAGAACTTTGTACCAATTGTATTTCTTCTTCCTCGTCACCATTGATCCAGTCAAATCGCGACTCAAAGGTGTGTTGCCAATCAACAGTGACCGAATCCATACTGGTTGAAAGAATTATCTCAACATCATTTTCGTGACTATACATTGTTACTGCGTATGAATGCGGGCGACCATTTGTCCAATATATACCCAAGTTGATAGGATTGGGTTGTTTTGTTCCTAAACCATCAATCCATACTTTGGGAACATACATTGATCGATAAATTCGAGTATCTGGCCCAATGCCTTGCATCATTGATGACACGAATCCCGTTCGATGGTTTCTCAACCAATTGGTGAACACTTCTTTGAATTCCGCAGTTTTTGATGCGGCTTCTAAATCAATATCTTCAAATTCCTCGGGAAATAAACCTTCCCGAACTGCTTCTTCATACCATTCATACATACTATCCTCACTGGAATGTGGGACAAATTTCCATGTAGAAATAATACGGTTGATAAGTTCGTCCGTTACGAATGATTTGGGATCGGGTATAAATGAGGTTACGTTTTCAATAATATTAATAAATTTACGCATTACACATCACCATCTTGGAAATATCGGGGAGCACAATGTCTCACCCTAATTCGGCCTGATAGCGTGCTTCCTTCAGAATCGGGGATATTATTCCAATCAACTTTTGGAATTGTTTGAAATTCTACAATCATGCACTTATTTATTGCGAAGCAGCATCTGCTTCGCAAATGGAGTCAACCGACAAACTCGGGTAGTCCCATGTTGGTAAGTAACCACCAGACCATTATAGAACAATTCATCATAATCTTTTTTATATTCGTAATGATTTTCATCAATCTTGCGGAGAAGCTCGATGTTTACATTTGCGCAATCAATATTAGCTTGTGTTGGACGTTGATGAGCAAGCAAGCTCAAGATATTGGCATATGCGGTGAATTCGCCATGCAGATATGCTTTTTGAATATCAGTCAAATTACCAATATCAACCGAATCATCATCAAAGGGATATGGTCCAAATGAATACGCAGCTTTCATAACCTTATCGAGCAAAGGATAGATATCATCACATGCATCCATAGCGGTGGCATCCAGAACATGGCTATTAAGGATTCCCATCAGGGCGTCAAAACGGTCGAGCTTCTGACCCCCCGATATTCCATAAACGAGTTCGTCAATATATTCAGACATTTCGCACCTCAACCTTTTCCCAATAATAAGAGATATACTCTTGTTCGCCTGAACCAATATCCAATGTTGGATCAACTGTCAAGGTTTCTCCAAAATCAAAGTGGCCCACCAGTTCCAATTCGGCCAATTCGGTATAATGATCGGCCAGTGTTTCTGTTGGAACAATGAACAGCAACGTTCGGTAAGTTCCTGAACAACCATCACACCAATTTCGATGAACCGCAAACATAATTGATCTCCTGTTGCTGATTTTTCTATCATATCGTCGCAAAATGTCAATCTTTTTTTTAAATCCGTATGCGCTGCAAAAAGTTTGTTCCTACCCAGATTGATGATCATTTTCATACCGTTATATAAAATTTGACTTGCATTATATGTCTCATATGGCTTTTAGCTCCATCTGATACCACCACTTGGTGACTGAATTTTTAACTTGCATTATTTTTCAATTCTATCTATCTACCGCATATCCCTTTTCGGGTAAATGATGAGGAAACATGTATGAATAAGAAAGTAGTAGTGAGCGGGTATCAACGCGGAAGAACAGACCATGTTAGTGATATGTTACGAGCGGCATCAAAATCAAAGTTGCGAATAACTATACATGATTATGCTCTCCAATATAGTGAGAGGATGGGCCTCACTTGGCACATTGACCCATCAGCACTAAAGTCCGCTATCGTCCAAGCTCAACAAAAGTTGCGAATGTCTCGTGATGAATTGGTCGCCACCACAGGGGAGGTGATTGTAAAGGCAGTGGAAGCGGGCGAATTTAATCGTCTTTTGGGTTCAAAACTTTTCCCAACCGCGCCTGCTAATGGAAAGGCGAGGACTGGAAAATATCCTTGCTGGTGTGGTGACACCGAAACTCTTCCCAACAGGAAACCAACCCCTGATGGTATGGGCATACAAGAAATTCAAAACCTGATCAGATTTGCTGAAGGCGCGGGAGATAATGCTTTCAAAAACAGTCAGTATGTTCGCGATCTTGCAAAAATGTCAAAAAACAGACGGAAGCGCGATATCATCCAACTGATTTCACAATATGAAAAAATGATTGATAAAGAGATGGAAATCACCCAATTGAAAGAAATAAATGAACAGCTTATTACACAGTTGGAAGATTACTCGCAGAAAATACTTTTGATTGAAAATCTGACAGAAAAAATCGATTTTGAAAAGTTGGCCCAAGAATTTGGTAAGCCGGTTGCAGCATAAGGATAATGTAGCGGTCAATGAAAATCATTTGGCCGCTATTTTATGAGGGACTAAAAATGGTTGATATTAATCTTATTTTAGATAGAGCTATTCATGATGATGGTGCTGAAAGCGATATCGCAGTCAGCATGCTTCGCAAATTAGCCAAGAAGCAAACAGGATCATTTGTTTTCGTATCCGATAATTCTCTTAGTCTTGGACCGAGCATTTTGGTATCCAATCTCAGAGAGGAGAAACTGCGCCTGAGCGAAATGATTGAGAATCAAAAGAAAGAGATTGAACATCTCAAGAAGGCATTACAGGTGCGTGGCGCACCAAAAAAGAGAGAGGCAACTTTTCCTTGGGAAAAATATCCTAATCTTGAAATGCGGGCTTTTGAAATGATCTTTCTTGAAAAGAGAAGCATGGCTGATGCCAAAAATTATATTCTTGATAATGTTCCTGATGCTTCTGATAGCAGTAGGATCATTAATCAGCGATTTGTGCAAAACAAGCCCAACGCCGAAATGATGAAGAGGATCATCGTCAAGAAAGACGGCAGCGATATTACATGGGATGAATTATGGCGGATCGGAACCATCCAACATTCTGATAATTGGATTCAACGCGTAATGTTTCATGGCAGTGGGTGGGATAGCTTCAACAAAGGGGGCTGTGTCCCAAAGGCGTGGCATAAACTGAACCCCAATAAATTCATTAATGTGGCTGGACGTAGGAAACTCAGAAAAATGTTTGATGACAATTCTTTTCCCCCAGCAGGCGAAGAATTAATCATGATGGTTCTGCAAGCTGGCTCTAACGGGATTACCAACGAACAGCTTAAAAATCAAGGAGCAGGTATGCGCCGACTGACCGAAAATGTTGACAAATCTATAATTTTCCGAGAAGCGGGGAGGCTATATCACTACTCCTTTGCATACCTGTTTCCCAATAATCCACAAGCCCAACTTTCTTTCAAGAAATTTGCGTCAAAATAACCAATCCATTTGCGGAAGGGCAGTGTGATTAGGCAAAAATATGAACCAAGCGAAGTCCCAAATATTGCTATGTGCTGTTCCTGTATCAACTTCCCAACGAGGTCTCTTGGCAAGATTAAGAACAAAAGCAAGACCAGATGTTTTTAACCATCTGCTCCGCTTTGCTGTACCTTGCCAAGAGACCGATTGTAAAATACATATCGGCCCGTTGATGTGCGTCCTTGCCTTTTCAACAAAATTAACCGACAGAGAAAACGGTGGATTAGTAATCAAGAAGTCGGCTTCGGGGGGCGCTTCCCAATTAAGATAATCTTTAATCGAAATATTAGTGGTAGGGACGTTATTGTTCAGTAATTCGCGTTCTTCCTCACGTATATCATTAACGTAATGTGCATGTGTATTGCCACGATTAATTATTTCACCAATCATTCTACCGTCTCCTGAAGAAGGATCGAATCCTATCCCTTTGAACCAATCTGGGCGATAATCCAGTAATGGAGTATATGCATATGCGGGAGTTCGATATACTTCATTCTTAGTATTACGATCCAGAACATTAGTATTAATATTGTGTAATTTAGTCATGCTTTATTTAGTAATTAAATTATACCTTATTACTAAATAAAGTATGGCTTTATCATCACGTAATCTTGCGGGAAGTTCATCAGGGCGACCAGAAATGGATTTCTATCCCACATCCAGAGAAACAGTAATTTCATTATTAGAGAGAGAAACTTTCGTTGGATCGATCTGGGAAAATTCATGTGGTGATGGGGCAATTTGTCGTGTCTTGAATGAACATGGATATCAAGATATTATAGCTACAGATTTAGCGGATCGTGGTTATGGCGAAGTGGGGCACGATTTTATTACCAGCCCGTATACCGCAGATAATATTGTTATGAACCCACCATTTTCTATGGCTCAGCAATTTGTGGAACTATCTTTAAAAAGGACTACGGGGAAAGTTGCTATGTTGGGTAAGTTGGTATTTCTGGAAGGACAGAAAAGAAAGCCGTTTTTTGAAGCAACTCCTCTTCGAACCGTATATGTCTTTTCCAAGAGAGTTAACTTTTATCGTAATGGTGAGAAGGGTAATTATGGGTCCAGCACAATGGCATTTGCATGGTTCGTATGGGAGCATAGTCATATTGGTAAACCCACGATAGAGTGGTTATGATAACTTCCATGCATCATATACCCCGAATGTATCACCGAATGTGAATTCAGTGATCAGGCTGGGATCAACGGGATCACCATCATTGTGTTCATTCACAAAGCGCTCAATGGCTTGTTCTTTAGGAACATTCAGATAAGCAACTTGGGAACCCAGCCACCCGATTGTTATTAGATTATTACACATTGTGCTTTAACTTCCATGGATTTCGTTGATCTACTTCACTACCTTTTATCTCGTGTCCGGGTGATATTTTTCTAAAACTCCCCGCCCAATATGAGAGATCACCATCCATACGAGGGATTCCCACCAAGTCAAGTGCAGCACTAATGAAACTTGGATCATCCGCATCTACGCAGTCGTCCCAAACGTTCTCCACAATATGAATCGATCCTGTGGAAACTTCTTTCGGATACTTGGGATGTTTGATAACACATAAGGCAATATCACCTTGTTTCCATTCCGTCATATATAATCTCCCTATACTCCTTTTATAGTATACCATTGATCAATCTTTGGCGATAAATATCATATGCGCGAATTTATAAACAAAGTCAATAGCCCGACTATCTACGGATATACTCCTGATACCAATAGATCAATCATTATGGCAAATGGCCTTGATCCTCAAGAGGTTGAAATTTCAACAGAACTTAATTCACGCGTGGGCTATGACATATGGGAAATACACCGAGATGCTGATTTGCAAGAATTGATACCAGCTTTTATGCTCAATCTTATGAGTGATCGTATAATGGAATCGCGTAGCTATTCCATTTCTATAAATGACGGGCTTCCCATCCGTATTTTGAAAAACCCTTCAGCTAAGCAATTAGAGCAGATGAATACAGACTTGAGATGCATCATTGAGGGTTCTGATTTATATGTTTGGGATGCATATTTTGGAACACATTACGATGTAGCAAACGAGATGGTGCTTCATCCAGATTACGAATTGACATTCCATAACGGCGTATTCAATTGGGAAACCGATGAAGAAGCTCTTAATCATCCAACAGTCAAGAGAGCGTTTCCCAATGCGTCTATTCAATTAACCGAAGCAAGTAGACCCAAACCATCTAATTCAGCAATTAAGTTTTGGATTACGCCCACGGGAGAAATAGATTATTTTGATGAAGATCATCATTTCACCTATTTGACCAATAGGGATATCACATGGGGGCAGGCATTTGATGAAGGATACGTAAGAGGATTTGTTGAAGAGAGTGAACAAATAATCAATCTGGATTATGATCAAAGAAAGATCACCCCGAGAATTAAACGAGCGATATTGAAGCTCATAAGTGCGTATCGCCCAATAGAAATTATTGAGGATGAGACACGACATGGTGCATATTATGGCAGCGAGCGATTATCAACCCGAGAATATATCGAAATTCTTCGCAATATGGGGACAGGGGAATTAACCGAAGCACCAATTGCAGATATTACGCATGTGGGTAATTGGGAGAAAAATTCTTCGTTTCGTGACCCTCGTGACCGAAAATTGCTAACGTCGGTTAAGGCTTTGGATAAGATCAAAACGATGTGGAAATATCCCGAAGATGAGGATTACAACATCATTCTATTGAATCATCCTGAGGGCCATCGTTATCAAGAAATGGGCTTCACTGATATCGAGCGGCTTCCCGGAATGTTTGGGAAAACATGGGATCAGATCGAACCCATGATTAAAGATGACCAGATCAATATCATATATACCAATAACAGTGGGTCTGAGCGGGTTCCGATGACCGGTTGGATTATGGCGCATCGTATGGGGCATGCTCTATATGCTGGGAGAGGTCGATCCTACTATATGGAGGAAGCCTGTCAGACACTGTTTAGATATCTGAAAGACTATACAGAAGAATATGGTTTTCATTTAGGTAATCAATCAACGGCCTTTACCAAAAAGGGACCATTGATGGCTCTTCTGTATGAGGTATGCACATTTAAAGGAGCCAGAGAACGTAATATGCGAAATGTATATGAAGTATTCTTTGATCTATTCGCACAGTATATATTTAGAGGAAAACTGATTTTCAATCCGTTGCCACGAAGCTTCCGTTATGGAAACACGACTTACAGTTATCAAGGGGACGATTTGGATTTCCAACATTGGAACAATTCTATGGATGATCTCAATTATGAATTATCAAGCATGTTCGATACTGCGATAAGATATTCAGTTGGGAAGGTTCTGGTGATGTGATATGAGTAATCAGCAATTACTTCTTGATCTTAAAGAAAAATATCAAGAATATAATCAACAATATTATAATGCAGAATTACCCCCAATACCATTTCGATGGGGTAAACTCAAAGGGGTGATTGCTGCCGTTAAATTCAATACTATTGGTGTTCGCAATGGTCCGAGAAAACTTATACCTGATAGTCTCGAAATGGTTTTCAATGGGTTATATCGTTTTGATATTGATAAACTAATTCCTATATTGTTACACGAAATGGTTCACGTATATATTGCAGCAGTGCTGAACAATACCACGGAGAGCCATGGGAATATCTTCATGAAAGAATTACGAGCGCTTGAAAAAAAGAGCGGCATCGTGATTCCGCTCACGGACAGCACTAAAGAACTTGAGTTAACCAACACGGAAGAATTGGGAATAGTGCTTCGGTATCAACCAGATGGTAAGTGCGCCTATGCTATTTTCTCTCCAAAAACAATCAGTAACAAGCTTGAAGATTTCAAAAAAGCTTGGCGGGGAGAAGTTGAACTACGAATTGTTAACTCCGAGGTTTGGATGCGTAAATCCCAAAGCATTCCTATACAACGTAATATCGGATATAAGACTCGTTTTTGGATAATGAACGATACCGATTACAATGATCTCATCAACAATTCAACTATCGTATGGACCAACCGTCTTAATGAAGAACACTATCATGGTAGTGTTGCGGATTTTGAGGAATTTGATGGTGCAATGGTCGGAACTGGTGATGGGGCGTTGACTTTTGGTTGGGGGATATACGTCACCAATAATATTAAGTTGGCGAGATCATATCGCAAACGAGGAACGGGTAAATTATTCAACGTAAAGATTCCTGCTGAAGACAAGCTGCTTGATTGGAACAAAACATTAAGTGAACAATCCCCATATGTCAAATCTGCTTTGCACAAAATGGGATATTCAAAATTACGCCAATATGCAGAAGAAAAAGAACTAATTGGTCATTATGGCGATGATGAAACCGGGGAAGACATCTATGGTATGATTGCGAGCATTGTCCCCTTTCGAATCGCTAATATGACCAGAGAATCATTCGTGCAGTATCGAAAACGAGCAAGTATATGGTTGCTCCATTATGGGATTGAAGGCATTCGCTATCAAGACGTGACCCAATATGGCGGGAACAATTTTGTCATCTTTGATCCAACTCGGATTCAGATTCTGAAGAAAACATGAGCGTATATCAAGGAAGTTCTGAAGGTGGCGGAACTGGTATCATGGCGGATGAGATAGCCCTTGACACCGAATTGATGCAAGAGGGTGAAAAATTAGCATATTTGACGCAAAAATTTGGGAGTGAAAGTGCGGCGCGAGCATATATGAGGGCAACAGAGAGTAATGTAGAAAATGGCCTTTCTGACCCCATTACACCGTTTGATACTAAAGCGAAGGTCGTGGGGTGCGCTGATTTCACAGATAGTTCCCCAACGTCTACCAGAATATCTCGTTACTTTACATTGGATATGCTGAGCACACAAACTGTATATACTCGATATCCCATTGTTGCCCATAATGGATTTAGTCGAGCGGGCGTTATGTGTAATTTGAAACATCTTGCCGTCAACACTCTTGATCCCATACGTGATTGGGATAAGGGATTTAAAATAGGGAGTGGGTTTAGGTCTAACTCTTCAACCGATCATGGATCGGGTAGCGCCGTGGATATATATTTCTATAAACCAAACTCCACACAGAGGATGTCCGTGAGTGAATTAGTGGTGGTAGCGAAGTATCTCATCAACGGACTGAAGGTTCCCTTTACCCAGTTGTTATTAGAATCAAGCGGAAACGGAACGGGATGGATTCATGTGGCATTGCGGAAAAGCGGAGTTAATTCCAATATGCGGGTTGGATATTCTCTCAACAACGGTAACAGTTTTAATCCCGGATTACCCAAACTTTAATTTTGCAAAACAGCCCAATAAAGAGTATAGATCATCCATGAACGACATGAAATCTATTCTTGATAACATTTTACACCTATCGGCATCTGGTATTGATCCACTGGCTTACATGCAGGAAAACTTAGTAACAAGTGAACAACTTGAAGTAGAGTTAGCATCCATGAACCTTTACTGTTCTATATGTGGATCATGTGGAGATCAGGGTTGTGGATGCACACACAAATGTAAATTTTCATTTGAGCATCCAGATGTTTTGAAAAAGATAGATGAATTGGAAGACGAGATTAAAGTCTTGAGAGAAACTATAGACACAATGGTGCAGTATGGGAAATGACGAATTTGTATTGAAGTTTGACGAGATAATGAGACATTTCTCCACACCACAAACTTGTAATCCTGATGATGAAATCATTGATATCGTGGCAAATTTATCAAATGAAGAACGCGATGCCATTCTTCCATGTAGTCCAGTTTCGAGGAAATCTTTACTAAAGAAAGGTCTGGCTCACTGGTCAAGACGGCATGGTCATTCTCATGATAGTATAAAACTAAGCAACAAAGGATACCGTGTCCGTGATTATATGGTGAAGCAGGGCTTGATCGATCTTGGGAAATATACTTAACGTATATAAATAGAGAATGCGTTTTTGGATAAATCTGGTAAGTGAAGGCGTAGGCTCCCCTCATCACTTCCATGGCTCTCTTGATAGAATAACAGAGCCTTTTCATGCCTTGACTCATTTTGGTTCCGAAGATGCAGCACAACGTCGTGCGGCGTTCATGGCACATAAGCAAGCGAAGCCTCTCTCATCAGATTTATGGATTCATGAAGTGGTTCTTTCAATTACTAATCCAATGAGAATTCATGATATAGGACAACATAGTGTTATGGCATTAAATGATCTTCTAACCTATGAGGTTCCTCGCAATCAGAGAATTACACAAAATGAGCGCGAAATTATTTTTAAAGAGGGGGAAATAGGTCTTTCTCGCGTAATGTTGAAGAGAGGGTTTGATGGATTTATCTATCAGAATAAACACGAAGATGTTGGGCATGATTCTTTAATAATCCTTGAATCATCACAGGTGCGACTATACAACGTATACTCTATCAGCTTACATGACGTATTGTATACCAGAGGATTGATAAATCTGGATTAAGAAAGCTTAGTCCTATCTTCCTTAATGGCGCGGGCCATATCTCCAAGATGGAATGGTAAAACTTTAAGTGATCTTGCGAGATGCTTACACAGGCCACCCTTGAGATAAGGATTCCTAATGTGGGGAAATCGGTTCTCAGGGATAATAGAAGCATCCATTTGCGTCATAACGTATTGGTGCCCCCAATACGAAAATGAGGGGCACGTGCAATATACACGGATGTTTGCGCCCCAAAATAACAATCGGGCTGCTTCTGGGGCTGTCTGTTCCAAATCTTTGACTTCATTTTCCCATTCATCAAATCTAACAGAAGTCATCCAACCATTATAACGATTTGGGACGAAAAACTGCATAGTGTCGGGACGAGAGCGGCCTCGGTATTGGACCATTTTGATTAAATGTGAATAATCTCGGTGGGGTAACCATCCGGGAACAACTTTCCGCATGATATCGCGGTAATACATTTCATCAAGAAGTTCAGTGCTCATTATGATATTTAGGTTACGTTATTAGCCTTAATGCCTCTGATAATACTCAAGTCCATATCTTCTCGGAACTCAAACATAGCGTAGTCGTCCACTTCATCCAGATAATACAATCCTTTTAGATTTTCATCGCACCAATTGGCAAAATCCGTCAACTGATCACCAGATAAATATTTATCAGAAGCAAGTATGACTGTATTTCGGCATAATTTACCACGCAATTCTTCAGTAGCGTAAGCCATACCCATAATACGTTTGGTATGTTTCATAAAATTATCCTAAAGATTTCAAGTAACAACGTCTTTATTACCCCGTAGGATACATAAATTCATATCCGAGGAATGTTCAAACATCATATAGCTATCCGTGCCGTGATAATAGTAAATCCCTTGTAAGTTCTCATCGCACCAAAGCAAGAAAGTTTTCATCTCTGCTACCGAAGTCAAACTACCCTGAAGGTCAAGAATATTACGACATAGAGAATCCCGCAATGAATCACTCGCATGTTCAAATTTTCGAATACGTTTTGTTACTCGCATAGCTTACTCTGGAATCTTTCCATCAAGCAGATACACAATTGGTTGAAAATCCACACTATAGTGTTGGATAATTTCCGAGATCACTGACCATGAACCTCCTGCTAATCCCGCGCCTATCAGTGGCATGGCGAGTTCGGTCATCCTTATTTCGGGAGCTATTTTATTTAAAGTCACTATACCCTCAGTGATGGCATCATAGGATACATATCGTTCCCCATCATTTCCATAATGTTGTTGTCCAACCAGATGGAATATAGTGCGAGAATCGGGAGCAACATGAGGGATAATATCCCCCATGCGCAAGACAGGTTCGGCCATATAGGTATCATAGGCATCTGGATATCGTTCTCGAAGCTCTTTAGCAAACCCAGACTTCATACGATGTTGAGCATTCACACAATGGACAATATATGCGATGTTGGTATCAAGGAAAAGATTTCCTGTTCTGTATTCAATTTTCATGCCGCGATATCTTCTTCTTGAATATGAGTGAAGCCATTTTGCTTCGCAATATATATGGTTCGGTCAATTCTCCCCATAAGCTCTTCTCTATGCGAAATCAAGAAAATATTTCTACCATTGCGAGAGAAGGTTTTCAATATCTGAAGAGCATCTTCAGCACCAGATGCACAAAGGCCAGAATCGATCAATTCGTCAACCCACATGATGTTTATGCTATTGTTGAGACTTTCCCACACGTCTCTAAATGCCCATGAGGTAGCCATAATGACGCGATTCGACTCTCCCCGAGATAGTTGGGCGAAGTCGAAGTCACGGCCCAAAAGGGTAATTTCCACTCTCAAGTCGCTCTGGAATACCACATCATGTGGTAGTCCCATCTTGGTTAGGTAATAACCCAACCGTTCATTCAGGAATGATAGATTTTCTTCAATAATCGTTCTACGAATAAACGAATCTTTGTTGGTCAATAGTTTGTATAAAAATTCCTGATGGCGGTAAAGATCAGTTTCTTGATTAATGGGTTCCATATCTATCTTCTGGATAGCGGTTCTGAATCCATTGATCTGTTTTATATGCGGGTTATCCTCGCCTTCCAGTCTGGTAATCTCGGCTACTATAATGTCTTTTTGATATTTCAGATCATACAACTGCTGGCGATTAGTGAATATTGTTTCGGGTCGGCCATTAAGCAGCACGAGTTTTTCTTGAATATCGTTTTGTGTATTTACCAGTTTGTTCATTTCAACATCAATGCGCTGCTTTTCTTCTAACCTTGCGGTTTCTTCTGATTTGAATTTTTCAATCTGGATTTTTTTGTTATCATTTTGAGTGGTGATATCGGCGCGTAATTCCACCAAATGTTCTTCAGCATCCGTAATATTAGTTTCGATTTCCTTGAGTTTTGTTTTATTAACTGCAAGTTCTTCTTCGAACCGTCCGACTACATATTTGAGATGATCCGTGCCCTTCAGTTTTTGATTACAAGTTCGACAATCTTGGTCATCGGGGTGAGCGAGCATGTGTTCAAAATGATCGATTGCTTCCGATGTCTTGGTCTTTTCGACATTATATTCAACAATACGTTTTTCAGTTCTCTCTATTTCCTTTTCAAGGCGTTGAATGGTTTGTTCGAATGATTTCTCATCAAATCCCTCAGAACGGGAAATAGCAGTCATGATATCGGTTTGTGATCTACGCAGACTATTGATTTGTTCATTTACGAGCGACAACTCATTACTTATGCGCTGATATTCCGAATTGTAATTATCAATATCGTCAAATAACTTAAGCTCTGCTTCAAAATCAATTGAGTTAGTAAGGAGTAATTGCTCCTTCAAATCGGCTATTTCATTTTCTTGTTTCTTTTCCCAAACACTTGCATCGCGGCGTGCATTATCAATTGATAATTCTATTCGCTTATTCGCAGCCTGTGTGGCACTGACTTGCGCCTCAAGAAACTTAACGCGATCTTTTGTCAACACCATCTTGGCCTTGAGCTTTTCCGCTTTCGCACTCATCTGCGTAATACCAAGGAGTTCTTCAATTATTTCTCGTTGCTTAGCATCACTCTCTTTGAGAAATGGCTCAGTGTAGGTATTGAGTGCCACGATATGCTTGAACATAGTATGCGACATACCAATAATACGATTGATGTCAACCTGTGTTTCAGCATTCTCGCCCTTAGCATCATTCTTTTCTTTATCATCTTCACCAGTGACATCTTCACCATTGACGTAAAATTTCATAATAGTGGGGTTGCGACCTCGTTCAATTCGATATTTCTTGCCACCTTTTTCAAAATCTACCGAAACGTGCATTCCCTTGAGATTGATATTGTTGACCAAATTGGGTATCTTAATCTTGGTCAGGGGCTTACCGTAAAGAGCAAAGCTCAATGCCTGTAATACGGCGCTTTTGCCCGCGCCATTGCGAGTGCTACCGTTCGTAGCATCATTGTTATTTCCAAGAACAAGAGTCATGCCGTGTTCGTCAAACCTAATGGCTTGGGTAGCGTTTCCTACTGAAAGAAAATTACGCATTGTTAATCCCGTAATTTTGAGATTATTAAAATCCATCTATATTCTCCAACTTTATTTCGTGTGTAGTTAATAAACCTAATATACTTTCTTCCGATTCTGGAAGTGGATTTATCCAATTGCAAAGAATTGTTCCCGGGCCTCGAATAAAGAATAATGAAGCAGAATATTTCTCGCACCGATTATCCATATGAGACATTATGCAAAGAATACTCGAATCGGAAGTTGTTATTTCAGTTCGAAATTCATATCCCGATAATTCACATCTATAAGCTCGATTTATATTTCGGGCCATCAAGTCCAATGGGGAACGAATTGGGGTTAATTCCAAATTACGTTCTATAAACTCCAAAGGAGTCATTCTTCCAACTCTCTATATATTTCAACCAATTTGTCATTACGGAAGGTATCACTCTTGACAGTCATTAGACCATCCACAATAGTTGTATTAACAGATTGGAATTTAATTTTTCCAGTTTGTTCTCTGACTGATTGTTTAGTAGATTGATGTATCAATTCAATTTTACGCATGTTGTATTTGCTGAGATACTCATCTCTCACCAACTGTGCTTCTTCAAATGATATATCAAGATCAAGGGTCACTCGGGCAGTAAGTTTGGAACAAAGCATCTTATCTGGCTCGGTGAGGAGTTGTGATAATGTCATTGTCCTATACTGTGGAGCATCGGGCCACGCTATAAACACAGGGTCACGTCCCCATTCAAGGATCATCATCCCCCTATCGGTGTCCCAAGCATCTGCAAAATTGAAGGGGAATATGTTACCCGTGTAGATGACGTTATCTTTTTGTTGACGGAAATGGAAATGACCGCTGAACAAAAATTCAGACTTTTTGAAATCATCAGGAGAAAGATTTCCCGGATGATCAGGCATTGGAACCTTGGCGTTCATCTGAAAACCACCATTGAGTTCAAGGTGCCCAAATATGTATCGAGAGGCACATTCTTTAACTTGTTTTATTTCATTCTTCAGTAACCATGGGAGAATGGTAACACCTCCCATAGTCATTGGTTCTCTAACTACATGGATATTAGTGAGATAATCAGCAAAAGCAATAGATGACACATCCCGCTTATCCCGAAACAACAGATCATGATTACCGGGAATCCAATACACATGTTCAAATGCATTATTGAGCATTTCGATGCCTTGCATTGAGTAATTCATAGTAGAGATATGAAGATTATGACGGGAGTCGTGCCAGTCTCCCATCATAATACATGTTTCGCAGCCATTTTCTTTGGCCGTATTGACAAACCATTGGATAAAATCCAGATTATCCTGATTAGCCTGTGGGCTGTTGCTTGATCTGCCAAAATGGACATCCGTTAGGGTAGCGACTTTTTTAAAAAGGTTCATTAGTTCTCCAAGAGGAATAATCAACCATCACTATAACTCATTCTACCCCAAGGTTTCCATAATATTCGTCAGTATTCGCGTTCTTCTTCTGAAGCTTTACGAGCCTTTTCAACCGCTGCTTCTGCCGCTATAGTTGCTGCTGATTTTCTCCCACGTTTAGCAGGAGCCTTTTTAGGCTCACTTTGTCCCATTTCATTCTCGATTTGTCGAGTATAACTTGGGTTCATCCCCATGTTGACAAGAAGATCATCTCGAATAGATTGATTCTTTTTTTCGAGATTTAATGTTCTGGTAAAGGAATGGGTGAGAGTAGTGGTGAAGAATGCAAATGGATTGTTGGATTTAGATTCATCAAACTGAAGACCAACTTGTGACAAGTGTGTAAGTGCCAAGCCGCACATTTCATCCCTATACGTATTCGAGCACGTGTAAATATATCGTCCTCTACGAACCACCAATGTTCCGTAATCAGATGATACACACCATACTTTACCATCATAGGGGACAGTTGGTATATTAGGATGAGTATGTTTTCCCCTACCCTTAATCGTTCCATTACGTTTCGCGCCATGCATATTGACATTTTCTACCCTACTGATCCTGCGCTTATCGGAGAAAACAGTCGCTTCATATATTGGTGTTATTTTACCGCTTTTCTGTGTTATCATGCGGGGTGTTGGTGAGATTGCTACTTGTTTCCCTGCAATGGTGCATAACATAGCAAATGCGTCCATGTGCTCTTTATCTTTCTGACAATATCCAATTTTTACAGTATCGTTTTGAACTGTTCTCCAACCATCACCATCAATCATGGTGTTGATTAATAATTCGCGCTGGTCTTGTGTTAAAGAATTGATAAAAGCAGTAGAGAGAATTTTCTTATTTCTATCCCCCCCTACGATGACTTCCATCATCTTATGAGAAAGGTCTTTATTTAATGTGAACGCAACGTTTTTATTAACCAAACTGGTACGAGAATATTCCGAAAATCCGTATCCCAGCGTATTCAAACAGGCGCGTATACGATCCGCATAGTCCCCTTCATTTTGACAAATCGTGAGACGAGTCGTCCCGTTGTCGCGCTCGTAAAAACATCCTTCCGTTACTACCCAACCAACAAGTTCTACAAAAGCATCGGGATAAGGACTTGTATGATCGTCCTTAACGCCTTTACCCATGAGGGTTAATTTATCAGTTTCTTTCAAAAGCTCGGCAGGTTTAAGACCATCCTGTGTTATAAACTTGTGTCCCGGGGTAACCAGAGCATCAAGGCCCCTGACCTCCAACTTGAACATATTTCCTGTATAATGGTTACGATAAATATGATTAATCTTAGACCATACAAGGTGTCCATCTTCTTGATTATAAGCCATAGCGATATCATCCATAGTGATTTCATCATGGTTGAGCCAACCCCGTTGGGTAAGTAATTCGGTGTCTGTATCGTAACAATATCCTCTCCAATTGGAACGCATTGAATATTTTTCCACCAACATCATAAACATTCGCCCCAGTCGTTCCGACATTCTGCCCTTTTCAATGGTAAAACGACCCGTTTCAAAATCACCTTCCCAATGTGATCTACCAACTTCTTCAAAAGTATCTTGTCCATCTATGACACGCAAAACGCAATGTTTAAAAGGTGGGAAATTGGTTCTGGCGTGGTTCATATTTGTTACACGCGACTTTCGTTTACGTTCTGGATCGATAGGGACATGATCATAGGACATGACACGAAATATCATTCCGTCTCGTGTCTTTGGTTCAGGAGCCTTAACGTTAAGGCGATCAAGAGTTTCTGTGATGAATTCAGGAGTTAATATTTCCATTGACCCCACTATGGCATCATAATTTGCATACTCGGGTGAAGTAAAGGTACAAAAAGTATTCTTACATCTGGCAATCTCGGCCAGTAATTCTTTGTTAGTAACATACTTAACAGGGGTTCTGGTTACTTTAGACATTTTACTCCATAATTTCATTTGATTCATCATTATAGTATAGAAATTTTATTTTTACAATAATTAAATACATCCTTAACAATACTATAAATAATAATAAGGAACATTTTCGAGGTTTTATTGTTGTGGATGAAGAGTATATTAAAAAAGTAGTAGCAAATTCTACTAATACCGAACCCACTACTGTTCGGAAGAAATCTTTTGAAGAATTATTCGCTGGTTATACTACAAATGATGTTTTGAAAAATTCAGGACTCAGCGCAAGTGATGCTGAAAAGGTTATGAGTGCGGTCGCCCCTGCGGGTGGGAAAGTATTTGAAACTGCTAATGGAGAGAAGTATCGAGCAGGCGATACCGTGATCCTTAATGGTATTCCTCACTTAGCATTGGAGGATGGGTCATTTGAAGGTATGGGGATAGAAGTAGTTGGAACAACTTCAACTACTGCACAGGAAACTAAGGTTGACAATCGCCTTCGCTTATCTGCTCTATCAGGGCGGGAGGAGCAAATATATGGCCCTGATAATGTAACGGAAAATATTCTTTCACCATTGCATAAAACGGGCGGTTTGCTCTTCCCCTACACGCCTGCTTTGCAGATTGCAGGAGAGGCAAGGTGGACCGAACATGATCTCGTTCATACTAACTTTGATGTTCTATCTTATCAAAGAACTCCCAGTGCGACTATTGGTATTTCGGGGAAATTTACCGTCCAGAATCAACGAGAGGGACAATATGCAATTGCGGCTATCCACTTTCTGAGAACAATCACCAAGATGTATTATGGTGATCAGGAAAGCGCGAACGCCAATGCGGCTCAGAATTCTGGTAAAGATGCTAAAGCAGGCCTTCCCCCTCCTGTATTACGATTACGCGGGTATGGGGACTATATGTTTCCCGATCTTCGTTGTGTAGTGAAGGGATATAGTTTCAACTTTGATGAAAATATGGATTTGATTGATGTTCCCCTACCTGCTGGTGGGAATGTCATGTTACCCCCGTTGTTCACATTATCGATCACAATCGGGCTGCAACAATCACCACGTCGGGTTAGAAAAGATTTTAATTTGACCGACTTCCGTTCGGGCAAAACAATGCTCAAAGGAGGTAATTGGTTCTAATGCCAAAAATCATGTATCCATCTCAGTCTGCATATGCAGCAACCCCACAAACATCTTCACATATTGGTAGATATGTTCATCGCACGATTGATCCATCATCAGATGATCAGTATATGGTGATTACTCCCAAACACGAAAATAGACCAGATTTGCTCGCCTTCGAACTTTATGGTAACCCAAATTACTGGTGGGTTTTTTGCTCTCGTAATCTTGATTCAATCCGTGACCCTATTTGGGATTTTGTTGCAGGGTTAGAAATTGTAGTTCCATCTAATAAGCATCTTAAGGAGACGCTTGGATGACAACACCAAAAAAACCACCCACGAGTGTTCCTATTAACCAAGACACAAAGGGTTATGAAGAAAAACTTCAATCTCCCACAAAGAATGTCGGAACTGTAACTTCTGTATATGGCCCACGAGCAAAACCTAAGGCTGGGGCATCTGATTATCACAAAGGTGTGGACATCGCTGCTCCAACTGGCACGCCTGTATATGCATCAGCATCAGGAACAGTGACTTTTTCTGGGCAACAAACTGGATACGGTAATCGTATTGAAATTCAACACGATAATGATACCAAGACCTCCTATAGTCACTTGTCGCAAATATTCGTCAGAACGGGTACCAACGTTGCCCAAGGTGAAATGATTGGTCGTATCGGTTCCACTGGGGTGGCAACTGGCCCACATCTTCATTATGAAGTTTATGAGGATGGAGTGAGGATTGATCCTGCAAGGGCTGGGGCGGTAACGGTTGATAAAAACAATCGATCCGATGATGCCAAAAAAATAGCGGAAAAAAGTAAGACTGAGGGTAAGTATAGCGACACTTACGTTGATGCTATAGCGGAACTCCAATACAACCAAGATGAAATAATCAAAAACTTGATATCGGGGGATCATTTCAAAGATAATCAGGCCAACGATTATCATAATCTCACATATCATTGGCGCTTTTTTGTAACTCAAGATACGGAAGTATTGACACAAGATGCACTCACCCCCGATAGTAATGTGCAATCATTTTATCAAGAGTTAGCCAAGTATGACCAAATCGTTATTGCGGAAAGTGGTGTATCGGGATTTTCTATCGATTCTGTAACTCTTGATGCTGTGGTGGGAACAGATTTTCAAACTGGAAGCACAAGTTTTACTAAAATAGAAATGAAAATAACTGAACCAAATGGTGCTATTTTCCTTGATGCGTTGCGCAACTCCGCACTTCAGTTAGGTATCCAGAATTATCAAAAGACATTTTATTACTTGGAATTAACGTTCAAGGGGTATGATGAAAGTGGTGAGATCGAATTGCAACCATTTGCAGATATGCCAAATGGCGGGCGATGGTTATGGTCAGTATTAATTTCCGATATTCAAGTAGCTATGTCTGCTGGTGGTGGCACATATTCCTTAACTCTACATCCAATGGCCGATTCTCTCACCGCTGGGCGTTATAATGTTATTCCAGTTACTACACAAGCATCAGGTAGCACGGTTGGGGAGTATCTTGACAATCTTTGTAAACTGATAAACGACTATTACGTTTTAATTAATTCCGAACCCAATATTATAAAATATGATGTTCAGTTTCATAACGTCCGTGATATTATGACGGCTGAAGAAGTTCGGAATATGCCAATTGTTCCGAGTAATGTTGATCTTGCAGAAGAACGCTCATTAACATTTTCCAAAGATGGTAAAACTGCGGTAGTCTCAAAAGGATATCTCTTCAGTGATGTTGTAGATTGTCTCATGATGGCGTGTGAGCGAGCGCAGAAGCTTGCCGTGGATATCGTGGGTAACACTTTTGATCTTAATAAAGAAACGAAGACGGGCCATAGACAATCTATTTTATGGCGAGTGGAACCAGAGATACATCATACTGGGTATGATCCCCTATATAATGATTATTGCAAAAATATCACTCTCCATATCTATGGATTTCGTAATCATGCGGGTGTTCTCAACGATATTGAAACCAAAGCCACTGATGACGTTCAAAAGGCAATAATTGCCGATATGGCGTATAGAAACTTCTTACCTAAAAAATATGAATATATTTTCACAGGAGTTAATAGCGAAGTAATTGATATTGACCTTACCTTCAACATGTCATGGTCGGCCATCCTTCCTCGATTAGCTGACGCTTCCATTGATCATGCGGAAGTTCAAGCAAAATCAATTCCCGATGATGTTAAAAATAAACAGTCTCCCGGATTGAAGCGGGAAGACCCAAAGACATCCAGTGAAATTGCTGCTGATGCAGTTGCCAATAATAGACTTGTGGCGGAATTACAATCCAAGAGGGAAGAATTACAAAGACAAAAAGAACTCAAGACACCCACTGGGGAATGGACAGAACAAGATGAAGCAGAGCTTCTCAAAGTTAGACAACAAGAAGTAGAAGCTAATCAAAAAGCCGTTCCAGCAATTCGTGCAGCAAAAGCAGAGCGGGCAAGATTACGAGCGAACCAACCATATGTTTCCCCAAGCAAAACATATGGTCGTGAGTATGGGGAAGATTTAACAAACCAATCACAAGATTATGAAGAGAACCTGCGGAGAGCCTATCCAATAACTATCCAATATTTTGATCCCGATACTACAAGTGGAACAACGGGCCAATGGCATGCTGGTCAATCAATGTATGGCGCAGTTTTGAACCAAGTCTATGGACCTCTTGCTACGCAGTTTTTTCAGATTGAAATGACAGTCAGGGGTGATCCCTATTGGATAGGGGCAGGGTCGTTTGAACAATTAATCATGCGAAAATCCGATACTTTCTCAAACCAATATCCCAATTATTCTGAGGGTTGTAATGCGTTTCTATTCAAAATGGCTTATCCATTGGGACAGGATCAAGATGGTGAATTAATCCTTAACACGAATGAAACCGTGACTGGAATTTATCAGGTAAATGGCGTGTCGCATAGATTCGATGATGGTAAGTTTACACAAGTATTAAAGGCTTATCGAATTCCTTTACTTGATGTTTATCGTTCTCTTTACAAGAAGCTGCGTCCTGAACAATTTGTCCAGCCCGAGGAGGAAAAATGAGCGGAATTTATACTGGACCTAAAAATAGAAAAAGCACAAAACGAATAACATCCTCTGTCTCCCAAACCGCGATACGAATGGGGTTTGTTCGTGACAGTTCCGATCCACAAAAAATGGGAAGGTTACAGGTATGGATACCAGAATTTGGACCTGACACTGAGGGTTCGTGGATAACCTGTAGTTATGCCTCGCCTTTTGCGGGGGCAACAAATATTGCTGAAAATATTCCCGATACTCTAACCGAGGATGCTACACAGAAAAGTTATGGTTTCTGGGCTATTCCACCAGATATTGGCAATCAAGTATTGGTATGTTTCGTTAATAACGATCCCGCAAGAGCGTTCTGGTTCGGTTGTGTATTTCAACAGAATATGAACCACATGGTCCCGGGTATTGGTAGTAATACATCCTCTGACAGTGAACTGAATAATGCATTCGCGCCGTTTTATCCACCCGTAAGTGAATATAATAAAAAAGATTCGGGCACCGATCCCACGAATCCCACACGACCACCATATGGAGCATTAGCACAAGGGTTGGTTACCCAAGGATTGGCACAAGATGGCGAACGAGGTTCTACCAATAGTTCGGCAAGACGTGAAGAAACATCATTGGTTCAAGGGTGGTCAACACCCGGAGGTAATACCTTTGTTATGGATGATAACCCCGAGTGCGCATTTATACGATTGCGCACAAAGACAGGGGCACAAGTCATGGTATCGGAGACAAGTGGTTTCATTTATATGATTACCCGTGATGGTAAGTCATGGGTGGAAATATCAGATGGCGCTGTTGAGATATTCAGCGAAGCTCCAATCTCAATTAGAAGTCAAGATGATATTAATCTCAGGGCAGATCGTCATCTTAATTTAGATGCAGGCGGTGATGTTAATATTCATGCTGCGGGGGCGATAAGAACCTTCTCAGGTGGAGATACTAATATTGCGGCTGGTGGGTCAATGGTGGGGCAGGCAAGTGGCAAATATAGTGCTATTGCGGGTTCCGATATGGCTATATCAGGGGCAACAGTTGGTGCTTCATCAAATGGTGATTTGGTTTTGAGTTCAGGTGGGGCAAATGTCAGACATGGTGCGGAAATACTTGATAATTCTGGCGGAAGTGCTGCCGTAACTCCTGATGAGGCTCAATTTAAAGAAGCTTCATCTGTTGGTGGTGAGGGACAACCAACTATATGTTCGAGGCTACCGTCTCATGAACCGTATAACCATCCGATCAATAATACAGATGGTGGTGATGGTTCAACCATACCTGTAACTACCGCAGATGGTAAAGTTGTTCAACAATCAATCGTCCCAGATAATAGCACGGTACGGAGTATAGCGGGATACAAAGTTTCAGATAATGTCAATGGTTGTATAATGCAAGCAGCACAACGGGCGGGTGTCC